CCGTTAAACGTGCGTGGTTTCTTGCCTGAAATATAACCTCGAATGCCGTTCTGCCAGTTCGTCCAATTAACGTACCTACGGCGACCAGAGCGAGACTGTTGCCAGTTGTAGCCGGGGCCTCGTGGCTCTCTAGGTGCGCTGTTATTACCAAAAGGCAACACGGACTGACTCGAACCCGCAGGTGTCCACGATCTATCCATACCAGACAACGGGGCACGAGTAGGAACTAACTGTTTGCCAGCGTCCACCACTGGCTTCACAATCTGCTGATAATCCTTAGTAATTTGGCGGCGCAGTTTCTTGTCAATGTCGTTTAACTCACGCAGTGCCTCTTTAACGCCTACCACTTCTAGGGAATTGCTAACGGGCATTTTTCTGCTGTTCCTTGACTATCGCATCAACCGTGTGTAGGTCTTTGATGTCGAAGTCTATCCCATTGGGCCAATAGCCTGTGCGAAGTAGCAGAGCTGCTAATGCGTATCGGTATGTGGCCCTTGGGTAGGGTTTGCGTCATCGTCCTGACTAACTACCTCAATGGACACGGCGCGTTTGATGAAGTCGTCAAAGACTACGGGCACTGTGATGCCGTGAACCTTGCACGACTCGTAGGCAAGAAACAACAAATCCTCGTAGCCGATAGACGAAGCCATTTCGGATGCTTTGCGCTTGTACTTGCGTTCGTACTGCACAATCACATACAGGTTAGTAGCGACCTGTACGGGGCCTTCTCCGAGGTCTACAGCGAGTGTAAGTTTCATGTTGTCTCCTTAGTCGGGGTCAGAGTCTGACCGGGTTACGGTGTTACGTCTACGGAGTACACGCCACCAGTAAAAGTGACGTCCACGGTAGAAAGTTCGCCCATAGTGGCGTTAATAACTGGAAGTTCGGCAAGAAACGCGCCAGTAAGAACAAAACCCGGGTTTGTAGCGGAGTCGGGGGGCGCTGCAGGCTGTACACGCAATGTGGTTGTGGTGCCGACCAATGACGCAAGAGTAGCGTAAGTCTCCGAAGCGGCATAGGACATATAGAGCGACAAAGTCACTTCATGGTTGCCTAAACCCTTTACATAGGTGCGATCTGTTTGACCAAAAGCGGTGGACTCTAATTGATCAAAACGGTGAGTAACGGTGGCGCTTGTGCACTGGTTGCTCAGGTCTACTGAGTTCACAGTTACTACGGGGTTTGAGAGGTATGTGCTACTGGACATTATTCTGTCTCCTTGTCTGTGGTGATGTTATCACCTTTGGGTTTTGCTGTTTTAGGTTTTCCGACTTCGATAATAAAGCCACCAGCAATAAGAGCGTCAAGGTTGACGCCTGCAACGGGCACAAACTCATCACCGGGGGTTCCTACACGGGGGCTAACAATCTTGTACATGGGTTCCTTACGCTGTTTCGGCTTGCATCGAGATAAGTAAATCGTAGGCCGGATAATCCGCACCGCCAATAGACACCACCGTAGGACGGCCTGACTTAACTGCCACATTCTTAGCGAGCACCTTTGACGTGATTTGCAAAATGTCCCGCAGGGCGTCAAGGTTGCCCGGGCCTGAGCCGATGACTTTTACGGGGAAGTCGAGCGTCACGATGTTGTAGTTCCACGCATCGAAACTAGGTGCGTCAATAAATACACATGAGGTGGTTATCTGGCGGGGGTCTATGGCTACTGGTAAGCCTGTGATGGTTTTGAGCGTGGCTGAGAGGTCGTCTATGGCCTCGTTAAAGAGGTCGTTGTATGGCAAAGGCATTAGGCAACCTGCGGGCGGTTAATGCCGAGCAGCTGCAACACCATAGGGGTGATGCCGTTGGCGGGTGGTGTGCCCATACCGTCAAACGATGCCAGCGCGGTGTATGAGCCTTGCTGACGGAAGTACGCCGCCCCGATCATGATTGTGCCTAGCGTGACGTCGCCACCGGGGGAAGTAGTGAGCGAGTCCTGCAAATAGCCAGCCTCATAGCGCCTGCGATAAGCAAACGCGTTAGCAGCTGCGGCGCACTGCACAAGCAATGCAGCGGCGTTAGTCGAGGTCAACGGGATGTCCAAATAGTTACTTATCTGGGTGTTCGTAATCCATGTGCAGGTCAATGTCCATGTAACAGTTCCAAGCACTTCGGCTTCATACTCAAAGTTGTCGCCAACATCAACAAACAACAACTGGTTAGGCCGTGGCACCGTCTCATCAAACATGAGAGTGCCGTCAGTTTCGGTACCAACGTACTCGTACTGTGGGCACGCCAACACTAAAAAAGTGCCGTCAAAACCGTCACCAAGGCCAGCAATAGTAATGCTTTGACCGGGCGTTATGTCGGTGTTCGTAAGCGTCTGGACGACTGCATAATCGTCCAAACGCATACGCGAGGTAATGTTAAATACCGCCATGACGGTACCGCCTTTCGACTAGGCGATTGCGATGCCTTGCACCATGTCGCGGTCTGCGATAAAGGTTGAAACGTATCCGTAGTAGGAGAATTGACGACCCAATGTGCTTGGGACTTCCACGCTCATAATGCCGCGTACTTGCTCGTAGAACTCAATCGCTGCGCCTCGTGCCACAATCAAAGTGTTGTTTGCGAAGTTGCGGTCTGCGACAAGGTTTAAGCCAAATGGGTTAAACGTGTTTGCAACGGTGATGTTTGCAGAACCCATAGCGTTAACGCCCATAAGGCCAGACGCTGCGGTGTATGGGAACACGGGACGATCGTCGCCGTCTAACTGTGCGCCAAGTTTGCGCCATACGTCAGGGCTAACAAACATGTGATCAGGCAAGAAGTTAGTGGCTACTAAAATTTCAAACGCTGCTGCGTAGACCGAAGAAATTAACGTTGATGGGTCGTTAGCGGTAACTGTCCATGTGCCTGCTGCGACTGGGTCGCCGCCTGCAACAATCGCATCGGCTGCGATGTTGTCAGAGGCAAGCATGTACTGGCCTGCAAGGTCACGCAAGATAATTTCTAACGCTGCAGGTGACGAAAAATCCACATCTTGTACGGACAAGGTCACCTGCCCACTGAGGGTGGTCTTCTGGATTACATTTGAGGCAATCGTTGGTGTTGTTGCAGACACTGCTACAAGTTCGCCGCCTTGTGCAGCCACGCTTGTGTGGGTTGTCCAAGTTGGGCGAATCCATGTTTTGGACTGTCCACCGTCTGGCATAGCGCGAGCGCCAACAGCGGCGACTACTGGACGAATGTAGTTCAAATCCTCAAACACTGGCCCAAGTACTGGCACTGGCAAAAGACCGGGGGTGTCAGTGGTAAGGACGTCACCTGCAGCTGCTTGGAGTGCTGACTGGTTAGACGCAACGAAGTCACGCACTGCAGCGTTGACGTTTGCGAAAGTTGTGCCACCGATGTGCATTGCAGCCATGTACTCGCCCGGTGTGGGAAGTGCGAACTTGCGCTTTGGCTGTGCGGGAATTGGTGCGGTTGGTGTTGCGGCCTCTACGACTGCTTCGGGCTGTACTGCGTCCACGGTTTCTGTCTCCTCGACTTCGGTTGATGTGGGTTCTGTGTCGGGTTCTTGTGCTGATGCTAACACTTTTTCGATGATTGCACCTGCAAAAGCGGGAATTGGCACAAGGCTTAATTCCAGCCACTCAGCCTCAGTCACGATCATCGTGCCCTCATCGTCATAAGAAAACTTTGTGGGGTTCACGCCAACACTAACGGAATCCAAAACCCCGTCTAGCGCCAGCGTTAAAGCCTCATCGCCTGCGGCGGTTGCCGAAATACGCGCCGAAAACATCATGCCTTCCTCGGTATCTACACGCTCGGTCACTAGGCCCACTGGCATAGACGAGTCGTGGTACATAAACAGTTTGGGGGCTTTGCCCTCGACTGGTAGCGCGCCCTGCTCAAAACGTACTTGCGTACCGTCTGACACTGTGGCGGTCTCACCGTAAGGTACGGCTACGCCTGTGATCGTGCGGGTCTGTGTTTCGCCTGCTGCGGCGTCAATGGTGACCGCTTGTGCGTTTAACTTAATCATGCTCGGTTTTCTCCTGTTTCAACTTCCTCAACATCTACGTTGCGGTTTGTATTGGCTTCTTCGACTTCCCCTAAGTATTCCTCAAAATCAAACTCCACGTAAGTACCTACGGGAAGAACGGCGTTGCCCGAAAGGGTAGAGGCGATGCACT